TTAGCTGTCAGTCGTTCCCTCCGAAATTTGCGAGTGGGACAGATTTGGGACAGAAACCCCAAAAATAGCGTCTATCTGCTTCGCATGTTCAGTTAAATGGTTTGGGGCTAAATGCGCATATCTCCGTACCATTTCTATCGATTCCCAACCGCCCATTTCTTGAAGAACTGACAGCGGGACACCAGCCTGAATAAGCCAGCTTGCCCATGTATGTCTCAGGTCATGAAAACGAAAGTTTTCGATTCCGGCGCGTTTTAATGCCAATCGCCATGCCGTATTCGAATCGACACGCAATTTTCTAACCGCAGCAGTCGCTGAACCGTCAGAACGTTTACTCGCCGTAGTGTGAACAAAAACCCATTTTTGATGATTGCCAATCTGTTCACGTAAAACTTTGCAGGCGGTATCATTCAAGGCTACGCCAATAGCTTTGCCTGATTTACTTTCTTCCGGGTGTATCCATGCAACCTTGCGTTGCATGTCAATCTGTTGCCATTCCAGATTAACGATGTTGGATCTGCGCAGGCCAGTAACCAGAGCAAAAATCACCGTCGACTTTAAAGGTTCAGGACATTCATTAACCAGACGCTGCGCTTCATTTGGTTCGAGCCATCTGACGCGCTTATTTTTTGCCTGCGGCACTTTTATCACTGGCGCTTTTTCTAGCCACTTCCAATCTCGCTCTGCCGCGCGCAATAGCGACTTCATCAGGGCAAGGTGTTTTGCCTTAGTCGCCGTACTGACGGCCTGACGCTCATGCTTCGGTGCCTCGATCCCTTTCTTCGCCAATGACTGTGAATGCAGTCTATGGTTCTCCGCCGCCCGGCGGTTAACCATTTTACTGATCGCCGTGTAAATTTTGGCTTCAGTAATGTCCTTTAATTTCACTCCTTCAAAATGCATCAGCCAGAATCCCATCCGGCTTTTGTCATCATCCAAAGATTTTTTCTCAGCCCGCTCTTCTAACCACCTCAAGCAAGCCTCTTCGAAACTCACATCTGGAAAATCACCAAGGCGGTCTATTCGCCATAGTTCTGATTTTCGTTTGTCATGGAGTTCCTGTGCTTCCCTCTTGTTCTCTGTTCCAAGAGACTCTTTAAGTCTTTGCCCACCCGGGAGCGAGAAACTCGCGTACCAGATTTTACCTCTACGGAAGATAGACATGTTTTATCCTCTAGCATGCCACCCTCGCTCACGGCGACAGTGTGGATCGGATTGTTAAGAGCAGCAATACATGCCTGCCGAGTGATTAAGTAAGGTGACTTAGGTTTGCTGGGGTCTTTGCGTGAGGCGGCAAGTCTCCCTGTGCGTATCATTTGAGCAAGCGTGGGCCGTGAAACACCCATAAATGCGCATGCCTCCTGCATACTGAGAGGGTATTTATCCATGGCATATTTCTCTTCTAATTGACCGTTAAGCACGTCGATCGCCCATAGAAAATCGACCAGTCGAAAGACCGGAGTTATGGGTGGCCGTGCCATTAGATTTGGGGTTATGAAGGTTCGCTGAGAGCTTTTAGGCTGGAGATAACAGCATCGGCATGCTCGCGCGCCTCTTTGTATTCGCCGGTATTCTGTTCGCCGAACGGTGACGCGGCGTTGAGATAGCCGCGGTAGGCCTCGAGCCAGACTTGTTGTAGTTCGTTCACGCAGCCACCTCCTTGGCACCCGCGCACATTTCAGGAAGGTTTGCCCGGACCAGCGCTTCAGCGAACGGCGGCGGAACCGCATTGCCGCAGCGCGCGACTTGTTTATCCTTGGCGTATTTCGTGCCGCGATAGTCCTGATCGATGATGTACCAGTTCGGGAAACCCTGCGCGGCATATAGCTCATGCGGTTGCAGCATGCGCATGCCAATATCCACGATTTGATAATCGACGCCTTCTACCGTGACCAAGCCAAAGCGGTCGTTGGTGGTCACTGTGTGTAGCGACTCATCAAGGCCGACGCCCTGTTTCTCGTTACCGTAGTACTTGAGCAGGAAAGCCCGAACCTCGCCGATGTGCAGTCCGCCGGCAGTAATGGTCGGTGCTGGCTCTGTAACTGGCTGGCCGTCTTTGCAGGTACCGCGCAGCTTGATAAGGTTGGAAGTAACCAACGCATGGTGATCAGTGGTAGTGACGGTGTGCGCCGGTGCATCCATGGCCGCGCCAGCGCCGGTGTAGTTCCCACCAAAGTGCTTCGCGAGGAAGGCCGCGCATAACTGGCTTTTGCCGCCGCCGCCCGCTGTAATTGTCCCGTTAGGCTCATCGGCAGCATGGCCTACGCTGTTCCCGAATTGCCGCGTAATCACTGGCGCAACAAGAAGGTGCTCAACTTTGCTGGTTACGGTGGTTAGCGGCTTGCATGCGTCATAAGCCATGCGGTCGCCGCCAAAACCTGTCTGTCCGATGCGAGCAATGACTGGTGCTATCAGGGCAAATTTGTTGCCTCCGGCCGTCACCGTGCCAACTGGCTTTTCAATATCCAGCGCGCGAGGTGCCTGTCCTTCACGTTCGCCATATCCCATCTGCACTAGGGTTGGGGTGATTAATGCAGAATGTGATTCTTTCATCACGGTGTGAAGTGGAACGTCAGCGGCACGCGGCTTGCCCTGATACTCGGATCCGCCTGCGCCAGCAATGAAAGGTGATAGTGTCGCTTCAACCATTCCCAACGCGTGACCATTCCCGCCTGGTCTTTCCGACGTGCCAGCTGTGATCGTTGGCAGCGGTTCATCACATTCCTGCCCAGTCGCACCGGTACGGAACTTGGTGATATGTGGTGTGACCACTGCATAACCGTGTTTCTTGGTGATGGTTTGTAGTGGCTCGTCTAGCGGCTGGCCTCTGAAGCAGTCATAGGACGTCTTGCTGCTGGTGTGGTTGCACTTCACGATGAACGGCGTGGCGTTGTCGATAACGAAACGCTGAATGCCCCGCGCAATGCGCTTGAGAGTATTCTCTGCCAGCGGGCGCTTACGTTCGAAAATGCTCGGGCATGGGATTGACCAGTCGATGCATTCAGCAGCGGTGCGCCATGGCGCTAGCTTGCCGCTTTGAACGTCCAGCGACTTCGGATCCGCGTGACTGGCTTCCGGCCACACAACTGGCGCGCCGTCGCAACGCATCACCATGAAGAAACGGCGGCGTATTGTCGGGGCACCGTAATCGCATGCGCGCAGCTCGCGGTAGTCAACAACGTAGCCCAAGCCAGCAACCAGTCGGCGGGCATCATCACTATCGGTGCTGATCCCCAGCACTTCGCAGCACTCTTCTAGGGCTGGGTGATCTGCTGCGACGCCAGTGGTTAGCATTCCGTTGAAAGCAGCAAAAGTTTCGCCTGCGCGTGATCGGTCAGGGTGATTCATGCCATTTTCGTCAGTAAGCATCGGCCCCCACGTTTTAAACTCTTCGACGTTCTCAAGCATCATGACTCGCGGGCGTTTAGCCAATGCCCAGCGAATAACGATCCAAGCCAAACCGCGAATTTCCTTCTTAACCGGGGCGCTGCCTTTGGCTTTACTGAAATGTCGGCAGTCAGGGCTGAACCAAGCCAAGCCAACGGGGCGGCCTGCGGTCGCTGCAACTGGGTCAACATCGAACACGGATTCGCAGTAATGCAGCGTTTCAGGGTGATTGGTGCTGTGCATCGCAATCGCGTTCTCGTCGTGGTTAATCGCAATATCAACACTACGGCCAATCGCCAATTCAATGCCGGTGCTGGCACCGCCGCCCCCGGCAAAATTATCTACGATGATTTCTCTCATGATCTAGCTCCCATTGCGCGCGCCAGCGTTCCAGCGGTTTGAATGATTTGGGTCATTGACAGGCCATCGATTTTTAAACGGTTGATGTGGTGGCGCAGCTTGTTCTGCAGGTGCGCGTCAAGACTCGAGGACTCGGTAACCTGGTCAAATAGCTGATGGACCTCGGCAGGCCAAACCTTGTTGGTCGTTTCGGGGAAAATATCAGTGTCGATTTGTTGCTGCTGGTTTTGTCGTAGTGTGCTGGACTGTACAGCCTGATAATGGCCGGATAGCGCCTTAACCAACGAAATGCGAGAGTTTGGCAGGGGGCGAGAGCTTGCTGGTATCAGCTCCACGTCAGGGAAGGGGCATTCGTTGCCCCAGTGGTGCCAGCCCGGCGCATCGCCGCGGCTGAACAGCTCAATGCGGGCCACGTCGCCATACAGTTGCTCAAGCCGAAAACGCACCTCAGCAGGTTTTTGGCTATGCTCGCTGAGGGGAGAGTAAAAGGCTTGCTTGACGCTGGCGCTGGCACGCTCCAATCCCGTGCCACGCACGGCAATCAGCAGGTCCTCGCTGTTGGTGCGGGTATAGTTCCCGCCGTTCATGCGCGTTTGGGTATTCAGCAGCTCGAGGAAGTCATAAAAATCTTCGACCTGTCCGGCGGCCAGCGCTTTGTTGATATGTTGCTCGGCCAACTGATTCAGCTTCACCCAAGTGAAGCCCTTCATTGTGCGGACCTGAAAGCCCCATGCTTCAGCGAGCTTTACCGCCTCGGCGTTGTGAGTGCCGGTGTACCACATTGCCAGCACGGAATTTTCGGCAGCGATGGACCAGACAGGCAGCCGCATTAAGTCGGTTAAAGTCATGGTGCTGTAATGATTTCCCGCCGCGCCGTTGCTGATCACGTTGTCATAGCGCCACGGCGGGTCTGCATAAATGAGTTGATACATCAGGCCGGTACCCCGCAAATTTTCGATAGTGAGCGATGGTGATTCATGACCGTGGCCACGTATGACGCCTTACGGTTCATCACCTCGACTGAAATGATTTGGTGATCGACTTCCACGCGATAGGTTTCGCTGTTCTTGCGCCGGGCATACTCACCATATTTTTGCTGGTGGCAGCGTAAAGCTGCCTCCGCTGCGCGCCGTTCTGCTGGCGTCGGCTGGCCGCGAATGATGTGTCGCATGACTTTCTCCGGGCGAAAAAAAGCCCCGCATTAGCGAGGCTTAAAAGTTTTGATAAAACATTTCGTTTAATCGATAGGGTTTGGTCTTTCAGATAAAATTGCATGCTCGATGACATGAGCAGAAGGCGCATCTCCATTTGTTGCAATGAGATAAGATTTGTCACGGTAGACAATTTTATGAATTTGAAAATCATAGAAGCCACTATATTGAGGCCTAATAGAGACACTTTGACCGGGTTGAATGCTAAAAACCACCGGTTTGGCTGGGTACATAATAGAATCTTTTAGCCCTTCAATATCACGCTTATCTCCATTGTACCCGCACCCAAATAACAGAATATCATGCATAACTATCTCCTTATTGTTGTCACAATTCTTTCTTATCCAGATTACCCGTCATGAATCGAATAGTGAATTATTGTAGAGAGAATGCTCTCGGGACGAGGCCTTCACGCGAATTTAATTACCTGAGATAAGTTGGAGCTTGTGACATGTCACGCCGTTAGTTTCGTCTCATGCCAACCGTGCGTCTGCCAGCACGCACCCTCGCCGACGAATGCACAGCCCTGTTTATCGCCGGGCAGCGCGTCGCCGCACTTCTTACAGGTTCGCTTGGCCTGCTCTGCAAGCTGCGCCTTTAGCTCAGCGTTGTCTTTGCGGATCAGCATGGTGATGTACTCGTCCATGTCGTATGGCTCGCGCGCCGGGCGGCGCAGTGCGCAGTTCTCGCGAAGCATATCGACTTCTTGCCGGTCGAGCGCCACCTCAACCTTTTGCACCCCGGCGTCACTCTGGCGCGCCCGCTGCGCGGCTTTGCGCTCTGCTGCTGACTTCGCCATATCACTCACCATCCTTAACGACGATGCCAGCGGCGCGCATCAAGTCATCGCACTGTTTGATCGCTTCATTGAAACCAGCCACGCGACCTCGTAACCATTCCTCTTCTTCGTCTCCTTCACCATTCTCAAGCTCACAGTCAAAATCGAGCTCTGCGGGCAGCACCGCTACAGGCTTAGGTTGGCGGGTGAATAGCTCCACGATTTCTACTTTATGGTCGTGCGCCAGAGTGGGCTTATAACGAGTGATCTGTAAGTTTCCGGCCCGGTCATCGAAGGCATAACCGAAAGGCTCTTGCTCACCCCGAAGCTCGGCGAGTTCTGTCTCTGCCACTTCTCGCTGCTGGCGCTCTGCTTCGAGTTGGTCAATTACAGAGCTGGAGAAAGCGGCAAATGCGCTTAGCTCATCCATGCAGAAATTCAGCCGGTTGCATTCTGTCAGGCGCTCGGTTAAATCTTTCAGCGCAAGTTCGTGCTTATCCCGCAGCGCCGGGATATCAGTTTTGTCAGTCATCAGTACTCACCCCAGCTAAAAGTAGATGCGACAGGCCCTGCACTTTCTGCCGCCAGAAACTCACCCTCAGGAACATTAATCACCTTGCCCCACAACCAAGCCCCGCTATCCACCTGTCCCTCTATGAAGCCAGAATCATTAAGACCCTGAAGGCACATTTGAACGGTCTCAGCGGTAAGTTTGATCTTGGCGAGTTGGTAAACCTTGCGATAGATAAATGCCTGCATTGCCTGTTCTTTAGTTAGGTGATAACCAGAGCGGGCCGCATTCTTCAGGCATCGTTTGACCTGTTTATTGCTAGGCCTTGAGTAATGTTGACGCACGCTATCAAGTGACATAGAAGGAAAGTCGTGAGCATGCCAAAAAGTCTTTTCTGTTTCTCGAAGAATCACGCGCTTCCAAAGCATAACTATCGGACGGCCTTTCGAGTCGTTTCCATCAACGTAGCGATAGCAATATTTTTTCTCAGTCATTGATGATTTCCTGCAAATACAGGCCATAACGGCCTGTTCGTTATTTGAGCGAAATTAAGTGATCGATCATCTTTTTGATGAATCAGTGCGGTAACTTGATTTGGTAATCGGCGCAGAAGTCGAGCACGTAGAGGCACTCAGCGGGGCTTTCGGTTTCGTTGACCACGTCGCACCCGCCAGCGTGAAAGCAGTTACAGCTGGCGCAGCTCAGCCTATTGTCGAAACAGTGCTTTGCGATATGGAAGCCGTTGCACTGGCCGCCGCTGAACCGGTGCGGAAAATCATAGGCAGGGCAGCGGCAGGTAACCTGCCGGCCGTCCCAATACGCCTTTTCTCCGCTCATTGGTCACCGCCTGATTTTTCAGATGCATGGCTGAGTTCCGCCCGCCGCTCCATCTCGTCGAGCGTGTCGAGGTATAGCCAGCCCAAACGCCGGACTGGCTTGCCTGCTTTCAACCCTTCGAACTGCGCGACGGCGTACTCAACCGCCTCCGCAGCCGTTTTGCATTGGTGATTGTCAGCGTATTTTTTCATTGCCAGCGCTTACGCCCGGACGGGCGGGTCGGTCAGAAGGGGATTTCGTCGTTTGGATCTGCGTGAGGAGTGTTGTTCTGGCGGCGCAGCGCGGCGTTTTGCAGGGCTGACTGCTGGGTTTGCTGCTGGCCGCCCAGCATTGTGCGAGAAGGCTGTCCGCCTGATGCTGGTGCACCACCGGCCAAGCGCTCATCGCGGTCTTTCAGGGTCTCCAGCATCTTATCGACCGATTCAGCTGGGAGGTTTTCGGAGGCTTCTTTGAAGGTTTTACGGGTATTCGCGCCGAATGCCTGACGAATTTCATATTTGTAACCATCAGCACCGTCAGTTTTGGTGTAGAGGACTTTTTGTAGGACAAAGCCGATCGGCTTACCTTCTAATTCAGGACAGTGGATTTCGATTTCGCCATGCTCGTTGGCGCATTCGACTCCAGTCAGCTGCTTGACGCGAGTCAGGCCCATAATGGCATTGATCATTGCTTCGCCGTGCTTCAATAGTTGACCTTCGCGTCCAAGGTAAGACACGCGCAGGTAGTTAACCTTTCCCGCGTCAGTCTCAAGGCCAAACTCCATGGATGCAGACTTTGAATCGCGACCAGTGGTAAACAGCGCGCTGCTGATATTGCCGATGTAAGCCCCGCTTTCAGTAATGCCGCCAGCGCCAGAGGTTTTGGCAGATTCTTCGTTAAAGGTGAACATTGCGATTGTCATGCTGTTGCTCCGTTAGAGAGTTCGTAATATTCCCGTACGGCCGCATCAACGGTCGCCAGGTCATTAGGGATTTGGAAATTATCGAAGAGGCCGATCGGGGATTTGACCGGATCAGAGCCATCGGATTGGGTGGTGAAGTAGTAGCGGCCATCGGTGACGCCCGTACGGAGAGCAATGCTGAACATGCCTTCAACCGTGATTTTCTCGTCCAGCATCTTACCGATGGTTTTCATCTTGATTCGGCCCTGAGGCGTTTCCTCAGTGTGAGCGAGGAAGTAAACGATCAGTTCATCCTCGGCGGCCTGCGCCGCCCGGATAACGTCCCATGCGCCACCGCCAATCTCGGTAAACTTCTCGAATGATTTTTCGCTGCGGCGTCGCATAAACTGGTTGCCCATCACGTACTGAAAATCATCGACCACAACGTATTTGCGTCCTGCCCGAACGGCGAAGTTGATGATGCTCACGATGTCGGAGGGGATATCAGTGAAAAACACGTTGCCGACTTTGGTCTCAAAATTGCGCGGCTGCCAGCCTTTAGATTTAAACGGAAGCCGTTTATTTTCAGGGTTAACCAGCCAACCGACATCAGGGTTGAGGTTCATCATGCTGGCAGATTTGCCTGAGCCTGAATCACCAAGAATTAGTATTGGAATGCCCATCAGAACATCGCTCCCATGGCCTGTTTTATTGTGAAGCGCACATCTTCGGAGATGTCGGACTGATCGAGCATCCAGCGAAAATAAGGTGCGTCGATAGCGGAAATTTCAGTGAAGGTTTTATTTTTGTGCTTACCGAATTTCATGGTGTGCAGAAGGGACGGGGAGTTTGTGATCTCCCGCATCTCGGAGATTTTCCACTTCGCCAGGCTGTTCATGTAAAGCAGGGTGGTGGCCGTGACGTAGCAGTCGTAAAGCGCGCGGTGCGCATAAAGCCCTTCCGGCACATCCGGCTCTAAGCCGAACCGGTACCGGAGATACTGGTTGCCGTGGGATGGCTCTTCCGGCCAGAGCTTGCGCGCCAGTTTCAGCGTGCAAACCCATGGCGCCATAATCATTGGCAGCATCTCGCGGTCGAAGGCGGCGTTGTGCGCCACATAGACGTCAGCGCCGAGGTATTTATCAATCACTGCGCTGAGCGGCGGTGCGTCTGCGACCATTTTCTCGGTAATATGGTGCAGCGCCATGGCTTCAAAGCTGATGCGCTCAGAAGGCTTTACGAAGTCGCTCAGCGGGTTGCAGATTTGACCGTTGACGATATCCACGCTGGCGATCTCTACAACCTCGCCCTCAAGGGATGTCGTCTCGGTATCAATGACACGAAAGGTAGTCATGCTGGTTCACCGTTTCGGTTTGTGCGTCTAAATGCGCTTCAAGATGTGCAAGCCGGAGAGCCAGGCGCTCAAGGTCTGCGGGAGAGATTCGGCGTGCGATGCACAGCGAGAGGATCAGGTCTTCTGTGACCTTCGGGTCTGTAGTTACTGCCATGGTGCATTCACCAGCATCATGACGCAGGCGGACAGCGCCAGCAGAATAGCGACAAACACCCCACGACCTGATGTATCGCGCTGCCAAATGCGAACGTCTTCGCCAGTCAGTTTGTGGCGATACTGCACTTTTTTCGCTGCATTCATTTCCATGATGTTTTACCTCTGGCGCCGCGCGCTGCTGGCACTGGTTTAGTGCGTTTCTGCATCTGCAACATGTAGGCGCAATAGCCCTCTTTGCAGACCGTGTGAGACTTCGAACCTCGATACAGCTCAACGAGGATGACTTTCAGATCAGCCGGCGCGCGGAACTTGCCGCAGTAGTCGCACATCTGCGCGCTGACATCCTCGGTTGCCACCGAGCAAACCATCTGCTCAGTGAATGACTGTTCGACGCCCGCCTGGTCGCTGTAGAACACAGCGCCAGCGTTGCAGCCGGTAAAGGTCACCAACTGGCGGCCAATGCGCAGCGGCGTACCCACAGGCAAAACCGCGAGGCGTTCTCTGGATAATTTGGGGATGATCTGCATAGCAGCTCCTTTTTGGCCCATGACAAAACGCCCGCGGCTAATAGCAGGCTTCTTTGCGATGGATAAAAAAAGCCCTCGGGGCGCGAGGGCAAATACACAGCATGGAGAGTTGTTAGAGAGTCGTGCGGCTGGAGTCGAACCAGATCCGGGGTAGGGAACCCCGCGCATTGCCTTTTATGCTACCGACACAACGGCCATGCCCACTCATCTGCATCCACGGATACGCACGAACAATGAGTAAGGGAATGAGTAGGCATGCCGTTGTGTGCTGGGATGATGCCCAGCTATCCACCGCCTTTACTTTTAAGCCCAACGAACTGCTGCGGTACTCCGGGCTTTACTGCTGTTTTACTGCGGCAGAGAAGGAGTAAACGGGAATTTTGCGGCTTTGCCGTAACGGTTCTTGATCATGACGTTTTTGTAAATCATGACCTCTGCATAAAGAGATGCCTTATCGACTTCAGCTTTTAAAGCGCCGGAACCGATCGTAAGATTCGGATCTTGGAAGTCATCGTCATCAAGAAAAATGATGGTTACGTTTTTAACTTCGTACATGGAAACCTCAATGGAAATTAAAGATGATTTTTTCGTGCTGCTGCACAGCGAATCTCAGGACTGTTTTGCCGTCGAAAAGATGTCTGACATGGTTATTAAGAACATTAATGTTTTCATTAAAGGGGCAGAGGTCGATTACATCGTGGTAGCAGTGGCCGACACAAAAGAAGACTTGGAAGAAAGGAAGTTAAAGTTGCTTGAGTTGAGAGCCCTTAAGAATAAAGAGCAGCTTTAACATTGTTTTGCGATGATAAGCACTCGTTGTATTCCGCTTCGCTCATCGCCTCTTCACCTTCTTTCAAGCTGTCGAAATATTGTTCGTAGCTGCTCATGCTGTGATCCTCATTCAGTGTTCTTGCCAAAGCCCCCGACGCAGCAGGGGCAGTGGTAAAGCCACTCGTTTATTTTTAGGCTGACTGATGCGTTAATGGGGCGCCAACCCAAAGTACCGGATGCCTTATGCTGCCTTTCCATCCGTAACTCGCCTATCTGGAATTGACCCTCTTACCAGCGCCGCTGGCGGGTCAGAACTTGCGGTCTATCAGCTTTACTTGTCCATGATGAAACCCTCCGGTTGCTCGCCAGATTCGTCTGAGGCTGGCACCTCCTTTGCGTAAACCCCACGCCCGTCATTGCCTGAGCTGATAGTGCGTGAGGGTAAAATACTGTCTCCCTTAAAGAGCTTATTTGCGGTCGATCCCTCTCGGGGCCGGAGATGATTGCGTCGCTCACCTCATCGCGTGCTGCTTAGTTGGCGTCCTGCCGTTTCGATGAGGTGAATATACCCAAGGTTATTTCTCATGACAATACCCTTAGTTATTTAAATTATAACTTTGGGTTTAATTGGTTGTAAAATAAGAGAATAAAGTCTGTAAGTTTTTTTATTGCTCGCTTTTGCGAGTTTTATTCCTGCTGGCTTGATTATTTTAATTTGAAGGGTAGTATTGGGCTGTGATTATATACAGTTGTTTTGCTGGGGGTGGCAAGTGAGGGCTTCATTCGTACGGGTTGCAGCTGGGGAGTATGTAGAGGTTTACCCTGCGTCGGACTTAAAACGCAGGGCTTTTAAAGAGATTTACTTTTTGAGGGAGCGGGCCATGTACACGACTACGCCGATGATTTTAACTTCTTCATCCACAGGCACCAAAGGCAATCGAGAATCACCGACATCCAAATAACTGTTTGATCCGCGTGATAAATATTTGTAAGCGGATAGCTCACCTTTCACATTGGCGAATACAAAGTCATGGTTGCCTGGTTGCATTTCAGTGTCGACAACGATGATGGAGTCCTCTGGCAATTCAGGGAATCCAGTCGGAAACCTTATTTTATAGGCTCTAGCGTTTCGGGTATCGACTATATCAGGAACGACCGTAAACATTTGAGTCGGGCCTGACTCGTTCCACATTTCAACAATGCGGGAAGGGTCATAGTAGATTTTCTCAGGCGGCTCTTTATAACTTGTTTCAGAGATATTTTTAGCCAAGCGATATGGACGCATGTCGCCAGTGCCATCAGCTAACCACTCTGGACGCACCTTAAGCGCTCTGGCTATATCAATCAACTTGACCGAGCTTTGAGTCCTTCCCGATACGATTTTCCAAATACTGGGCTGTGAAGTACCCGCAGCTTCAGCAAGCGACGCCTGCGTAAAGCCACCTTCTTCCATAGCCAACTTTAATCTTTGAGCGAGCGTCGTCTTGTTCATGCCAGCGAACATATAACCACGGATATTTTTAGTCAAATATCCATGGGTATTGCTTTTATTTAGTCTCATGGTTATTATTTTCACGTGTTCAATCTCAAGGTTATTAAAATGATTAACGAAACCATCAACAAAGCTATTCAGATGGTGGGGAGTCAGAAGAAGCTCGCGCTTAGAGTTGGAGTTAGCCAGCCAAATGTCTGGTGTTGGCTGCATAACAAAAAGCGAGTATCGCCTGAAAAGGTTCCTGCGATCGTCGAGGCGACAGATGGGCAAGTGAAGGCTCATCAAATCCGCCCTGACCTACCGGAACTGTTCCCACACCCAAACGAAACTAACGAAGCCGCATAACCGCCAATTAACAAGGAGATGATAAGTGGAAACAAACGCAATAACGCGCAATTCAGAGCTACCAAAACTCAAGCCGCGTGACATGGAACAACTCGTTCTTCGCCAGCTTCAACTGCATGGGCAAAAGCCTATCGCTGATGAAATTGGGATGGATGAATCGACGCTGAGTCGCTGGAAGACCGGCCATATTGAGCAATTCTGCAAGTTGCTTGCAGCGCTCGGTTTGCAGCTTGCGCCGCCAGAAGCCGTCTTGGTGCGCCGGGATTACCTGTTTTCGATGGAGACGCTGGCTGAGATAGGCATGAAGGCTGAGCGCATGCGGCCTGAGCCAATAGGATTCAATTGAGGTGGGGGATGGTTTCGTTAAGCCAAAAAAAGCCGCACTGCTGGAACAGTACGGCCATCACTTCTCAAAACCACTGAGGTTTTAACCATTATGCACAAGAACAAGCGCCCAGCGCAACCCCGAGAATATACCCGCTATGACTTTGTCCGGCCTGCCGATCCTATCGGCGCTGCGCCTAAAGCTTTCCAACAACGCTTTGCCGCCGAATGGCGCAAGGTGCAGGCGCAGCATGAGGAAAAGGCAGATGAATAGCACGGCTGAAATACTTCAATTTCGCGCTAAAGATGAGCGCGAGGAGCGTCGCGTGGCTGATACCGAAGATGGGTATTTCCGGCTGGCAAATATGCTCGTGGAAGAATATGCAGGCGCGGATTTAACCAAGCGTCAATTCAAAGTGCTACTGGCCGTTTTAAGGCTGACTTATGGCTGGAATAAAAAAATGGACCGGATCAGTGATTCTCAGATTTCTGAGATAGCACGTCTCCCTGTGAAGCGTTGTAACGAAGCAAAGCTACAACTGGTTGAAATGAATGTTCTTCTTCAGCAAGGGCGCCAGTTTGGCCCGAACAAAAATGTCTCTCAGTGGGTTATCCCTCAAAACGAGGGATTATCCCTCAAATCAGGGGATAAAAAATCCCTCAATTTAGGGGAGCGCTATCCCTCAAAACAGGGGGACACCAAAGACATTATTCCAAAGACAGTAAAAACAGATCCCCCTAAAGCCCCCGAGGGGCAGAGCGGGAAGGAATTTTCAGAACACGTTCTGGCAGAAGCAAAACAGGCTCTGGAGTATTACAACGAGCTGACAGATGGCAGTTGCCGTTCTGCTGAACCCTTCGCCGTGCTGCTGACTGAAACCAAGTCTCGCAGCGCCTACACCCTGCAAGACTTGCAGTTGGTCGTTCGCTGGGTAGTTCGCACTTGGAAGCGCCGAAATAACACCGTGGCCAAGCCGATGAACATCTGCCGTGTGAATCGCTTCGACGGTTACCTGTCCGACGCAGAAGCCTGGCAGAAAACCTGCGTTGATATCGACTGCCAAGCGGTCATTGACGTCTACAACGCTGTCACCGACGGACGCATGGCGCCAGCCGAGCTTTACCGCGACCGTGAGCTGGCGATCCGCGAATTAGCCTGCCACCTCGCTAAACAGACCGTAGACGGCTTTAGAGCTTACTTCGAGGCATTCCTTACCGATGCACGGGAATTCCACTTCGGTGGCCCTGACGGCCTCGGCTGGCGCGCTAATTTCGATTATCTGATGAAGCCTGAGACGCTGCGCAACGTGAAGGAAGGGACACTGTGATCAATCAAGAAATCGAAGCGAGTGTGATCGGTGGCCTGATGGTGAGCGGACTCACCCCCGACGCTGGCGATGTTCTGGCAACGCTCGAGGCTGATTCGTTCAGCGTGCCGTTCTACCGTGAGACGTTCAAAGAGATTAAGCGCCAAGCGAATAACCGTGGCCTGATCGACGCGCTGATGATTGCCGAAGCTATGGGTGAAGAGCACTTCGCCAACGTCATGGAAACCATGCGCAAATGCCCGTCGGCGGCGAACCTTAAAGGCTATGCGCGCATCGTGGGCGAGTTCTCGCAGATACGCCAGTTCCAGCGGCTCATGGAAACCTATTACGACCAGATCACCACGTCGAATAACCACGAACGAGCGATCGACACGATTCAGGAATTCGTCAGCCAAGTGATGAACATCAACCGTTCGCACGATGAGGTCCAGCCAGTTCACATCGATGAGTTGCTGGGTTCGTATGGCGAGCTGCTTGAACACCGCCTGCTGAACGGCGAAGAGTCGGACACGCTCAAAACGGGCATTGCTGAGCTGGACGAAATTACTGGCGGCCTGAACAACGAGGATTTGATCGTGGTGGCCGCGCGTCCGGGCATGGGCAAAACCGAGTTTGCGATGAAGGTTGCCGAGGGCGTCGCTGAAAGCAAGGTTCGCATTGGTGAGGAAGACCTCCCGCGCGGCGTTCTGATTTTCTCCATGGAAATGAGCGCCCAGCAGGTTATCGAACGCCAGTTAGCGGGCGCGTCCAACATGCCAGTTTCGTCTCTGCGCAAGCCTTCCCGCATGAACGATGAGGATTGGGCGCGGATCTCCATGGGCATTAGCCGCCTGCAAGGGCTGCAAGTATGGGTTGTTGACGCGTCAAACCTTACCGTCGAGCAGATCAGGGCCATTGCCGAACGCCTAAAGCGTAAGCACCCGAATCTGTCGCTGATCATGGCCGACTACCTTGGCCTGATTAAAAAGCCGCGCGCCGAGCGTAACGACCTCGCTATCGCCCATATCTCCGGCAGCCTGAAGCGCATGGCGAAAGAGCTGAAAACCCCCGTTCTCTCGCTGAGCCAACTCAACCGCGACGTTGAGAGCCGACCAAAGGGGCAGAAACGCCCGGTCAACTCAGACCTGCGTGACGGCGGCTCAATTGAGCAGGACGCGGACGGGATTTACATGCTCTACCGCGACGGCGTTTACGAGCCGGAAAGCCCGGCGGCGCCATTTGCCGAAATCATCGTGACCAAAAACCGCTTTGGTGAACTCGGTACCGTTTACCAAGAATTCAGAAACGGCCACTTCATGCCGACCGACCAAGTGCGCGCCGCTGAGATCTGCAAGGTTCGCCCGCAGCCGGCGGCGTCACAACGCACCTACGCGAAGAGGAATATCTGATGGATGACTTCTGCCTGCACGAAACGACGAAAGCGCAGCTCTGGCCCGTTCTCAAAGAGCTGGTCGCGTCCGGCAAGCGCTACCGCGTCAGCATCGTTGAATGGCGCGATAAGCGCTCGCTGAGCCAGAACGCGCTGCTGTGGAAATGGAACGGAGAGATCGCCAGTCAAGTGGCGCGGGCCGGAAAAGGCAAGTTCACTGCTGAGCAGCTGCACGAATACTTGAAAGACCTGTATTGCCCGCCAAAGGCGATAACCGTCATGGGCGAAACGCGCTACGTGAAGTCCACCAAATTGCTCGATACCGGGGAAATGACGCTGTATCTCGAGCAGGTCGATGCGTGGGCCCATCAGCGCAACTTTCGCCTGACAATCCCCGCGCGCTGCGAATACCAACAACTTAAAAGCCAACAGGTGGCCTGATGAAAACTTACGTGATAACGCCAATCCCAAAGCCTCGCATGACGCAGCGCGACCGCTGGGCGCAGCGCCCGCCGGTGCTCCGGTACCGCGCGTTTTGTGATGAGGTGCGGCTCAAGGGGATCTCATTGCCCGAGAGCGGCTGGCACGTCACGTTTGTTTTGCCGATGCCCGCCAGTTGGAGCAAAAAGAAAAAGGCTGACATGGCGGGCAAGCCGCATCAGCAAAAGCCCGATAAAGACAATCTGGAAAAAGCGTTGCTCGATGCGATTTTCGAGGACGACTGCCGAATTTGGGACGGTCGAGTAACAAAGATTTGGGGTGAATCCGGTCAGATCATTATTGGAGAGATAGCATGAGAATTGAACACGCACTGCTGGCAAGTAGCCCTAAGTCGCCGTCCATCATGAGCATGGGTGCCGAGACTAAGACTGAATCACATCTTTGCACCGGCCATACCGGAGAGTTGCAGGATCGCCGTGTTGTGCGTGCTTATCAGAGCCGCTCGGGTGGAAAGGGCGGTTATACAGATGTCATGTTCGCGCTGGGCGTTACTCAGCGGCATGAGGCGCAGGGCTTGAGCCTGCTCTATGCGAAGTACAACAAAGACCAGAAGGAGCGGGAAGCGGCGATAGAGCGCCTCGCTCAGTTCGCTATTAAGCAAGCCCCGAAGCTGGTGGGCAAAGCATCAGGCCGCCAGATGGCGCGCTGCATGGTCCTGCTGGCAAAGCTGGCTGTTGATGATTTTTGCCGAACGGCGGACGTAGAGCGCGCCCGCTGCCGTTGCGGTGGTACCGGGAAAGTGTATGATTTGGTTGCTACAAAGCTGGCCGGGCAAAGCGTTGAGAAGACCTGCCAGCGCTGCCACGGCACCGGGTTAAAGCCGATGACCAGCGCGCCAGCTTTCAAGATTGTGAAGGGACTATTGCCTGAGCTTTCACAGCCTTCTTGGAATCGAAATTGGCAGCGTTTTTTTGACATGCTAATAAGCCATTGCTACCAAGATGCCAGCGCTGCCGAGAGCTTTTTAGGTCGTGTTTCACGTGCTGAAGCCAATTAACTTAAATCTGCATTAAATCAATTAGATGAAAAATACGCTTTGCAAAACTGAATAAAATTGGCTAGATTCCACTCTAATGATGGGATATTAATACCCACAACACATTTAAGCCTCGGCACTCGCCGGGGCTTTCGCGTTTCTAGGGCTGCCAAATTGGCGGCCCTTTCTCGTTTTAGCGCCCAGTCAATCAGCACCTATCTCACCATTCCCGCCAATCGACTGCGGCGCTAAATACCTACCGACTACGCACCCAACCGGAAACCCGGAGGGGGAGACTATGAAAATGGACAAATTAACTACTGGCGTTGCATACGGAGCATCGGCGGGTAGCGTCCTGAACGGCCTGTTAAACACATTTAGTCCGGATCAGTGGAATGCTATCGGCGTGCTGGCGGGCATCAGCGTTGCGGTGCTGACGTATATGACCAACCTCTATTTCAAAATCAAAGAAGACCGCAGGCGCGCTCGCTCGCTAGGCGGTGAGTAATGGCCGTTTCGCCTGGTGTTAAAAGCAAGCTCAGCAAGGCTGTGATCGCTCTAATCATTTCTGGCGCTAGCGCCTCGGCGATACTCAGCCAGTTCCTCGATGAGAAAGAAGGTAATCGCCTCAACTCCTATCAGGATGGCAAAGGTATTTGGACAATATGCCGCGGCGCCACGCGCGTTGATGGCAAGCCGGTGACGCAGGGTATGCGCCTTAGCGCGCAAAAATGCGACCAAGTGAACCAGATTGAGCAGAATGCCGCGATTGCGTGGGTTACGAAGAATGTCCACGTACCGCTGACGGCGCCGCAAATTGCCGGAATCGCCTCCTTTTGCCCGTACAACATCGGCCCCGGCAAATGTTTCCCATCCACGTTCTACAGCAAGCTTAATGCTGGCGACCGTCGCGGGGCATGCGCCGAGATAAAGCGCTGGGTGCGAGACGGTGGCAAAGACTGCAACATCCGCGCGAATAACTGTTTTGGCCAGATCGAGCGTCGCGACCAAGAGAGTGAGCTGACATGCTGGGGGCTTGATGGTTAATAAAGCTGCCGTGATAGCAACGTTGATTATCCTTGCGCTGATTAGCCTGCTGCTGGCGCTGGCATTCCATTTTTATGGCGTTTCTGTAGAGGCGAAAGGCAAGGTTAGCCAGCTGCAAAGCGATAACGCCTTGCAGGCGCAGACCGTGGCCACGCAGGCGTTTAACTTCCAGCGCTCAAACCAGATAGCCAGCGCCGCGCAACAATACGCCGTGCAGATAACGGGAAAGAGTCAGGAGCGTGAAATTGAATATCGAACGATTCTCAAGAGCGAGCCGACTTGTGCTCTGCCTATCCCTGCTGGCATTGCTAACGGCCTGTACGACTACGCGGACCGTTTACGTGCCAGCGCAATGCACCCCGATACCGCCCAGCCTATTGCAGCCGCTGTTAGTGCCACTACCTCCCGCCGAATAACTTACTGTCAGGCGGTTTTGTGGATTTACCCACTGCTTACCTTGATTGACCAGGCGAATAGCCAGCTCGATGGAATTCGTCAAATTGAAGAGGCCAGACAGAAATGATTAAGCGCTTTCTCGCATGGCTGAAAAGCATCTATTTCAAACCGGCAGCCGCCGAAATAAAAACACCAGAGGTAGTAACCATGTCCGAACCACTGCAAGACCAGCCAATCAATCACACGCCTGTTACCTCAACCATTCCAGATGTGAATCAGCAGCAGCCTGCGCCAGCGGCTTCGATTACTCCGACAGAAGCAGCAAAACCTCTCTCTCCGCTGGAAGCGCTCAAGGCACGCGATGATGAGTTTGTGAATTTCGTGGTGCACGGCTTGGCCGTTCTCGGCGAAGAGGCTGAGGCCGAACTGGTGGCGCTGAAAGCCAAGTATTTCTAAGTCCGATAGAGCATTACAAGGGGCATCACCTTTCCGTTGCCCCTGATAATGATTTAACGGAGGTTTTAAGGAGTGAAAATGACGCTGAACGACGAGCAAAAGGCGCTTTTCGCTGCCCTTACACCTTTGCAGAAGAAATTTGTCACCCATCTGCTTAAAGGCAAAAACCAGACCGATTCTTACAAAAAGGCGGGAGGCAAGGCCAAGGGCGATGCGCTAAGGGCTGCCGCCTCGCGAATGTATGCAAATGTTAACGTTTCAGCGTTCCTGCGCTCCGTTCAGCACGAGGCCGTTTCTGACGCCGTGATGACATATCAGGAAGCGCTCGAGCGCCTGACAGTAATGGGGCGCACGTCGATCGCTGACCTTGCCACGTTCGGCACGCACGTTGTCGGCGAAGACGATGACGGGCGCCCAATAATTCAATCGGTCTGGTCGTTCAAGGGGTCGGACGAATTGAAGCCGGAACACCTCGCCGCGATATCGGAGCTGACTGCTGGGAAAGATGGCTTGAAGATGAAGCTGCATGACCCGAAAGCCGCGATTAAGCAGCTCGCTGAATTGCAGGGCTGGGAAGCGCCGAAGAAGACAGAGATTAGCGGCCCGAACGGTGGCCCGATTCAGACAGCGAACTTAACGCCGGATGAAGCGGCAGAAGCATATCGCAAAATGATGGGGTGAAGTTGGGGGACTTGCCCCCAATCTTTTAAAATACACCTATCGATGGCTCGTATTGTTCTATAGACGTTTCGCGGAAAAGAGCAGTGTTTCTCTTTCCATTGTCAAACCACTCGCAAATGTATTTTTCATCCCCATCGTCGTAGCTATCAACGGTCATGACTGGGCCACCAGATTTCAACCGTACAAGTGATCCATCTTCGAATTTATTTGCCATACATGCCTCCATATAAAATTAAAAACCCGAATGAATATGGAATCATTTTGTAACAAACACAAGTTGTAAGGGTAATTATGCCGATCCCATTCCCCTTTAATTTCAAAGAACCGGACTACATGCAGGTTTTTGAATGGCGAATGGAGAGGCTCCAGCGCATTCGCCAAGACCCGCAATTGCTGCCGGTTCTCAAAGCTTTTTACAAAGATAATCCCGCCCAGTTCATCATCGATTGGGGCATGACCGTTGACCCGCGCAACGTTGAGCGCGGCTTGCCCGCCCGTATCCCTTTCCTGCTGTTCCCTAAACAGGAAGAGTGGATCCAGTGGTTCGTTGAGCGCTGGCGCAACGCTGAGCCGGGCATCACCGAGAAAACGCGTGACATGGGCATGTCTTGGCTAACCGTAGGCATGGCCTCGTCGCTTTGCCTGTTCAATCGCGGCGTTTTCGCTGGCTTCGGCTCTCGTAAAGAGGAATACGTCGACAAAATCGGCTCGCCTAAATCGCTATTCGATAAGGCGCGAAATTTCATATCGCTGCTGCCCGCTGAGTTTCGCGGCGGCTGGAGCGTCAAGCAGCACGCGCCTCACATGCGAATCCTGTTCCCTGATACCGATTCAGCCATGACTGGCGAGGCGGGGGATGGGATAGGCCGTGGTGACCGTACCAGCTTTTACATCGTAGATGAGTCTGCGTTTCTTGAGCGGCCACACTTGGTCGATGCCTCGCTGTCTGCGACGACAAACTGCCGGCAGGACGTGTCCACGCCGAACGGTATGGCGAACTCATTCGCTGAGCGTCGCCACGGCGGCAAAATAAAAGTATTCACGTTCCACTGGCGCGACGACCCGCGCAAGGATGATGCGTGGTATGCGAAGCAGGTCGAAAATCTCGACGCGGTGACCATCGCGCAGGAAATCGACATCAACTACAACGCGTCCGTTGAGGGCGTGCTGATCCCGTCCGCTTGGGTTCAGGCTGCCATCGATGCGCATGAAAAGCTTGGCATCCAGCCAACCGGCCAGCGTATGGGCGCACTCGACATCGCCGACGAAGGCAAGGACACCAACGCATTCACAACGCGGCATGGCTTCCTGCTGGAGGATGTCGAAGAGTGGTCTGGCAAAGGCGACGACATCTTCGGAACGGTTCAAAAAGCTTTCATGCTCTGCGATACCGAGCGACTCGAGCTATTCCGCTATGACGCGGACGGGCTGGGTGCCGGTGCGCGCGGCGATGCCCGCGTGATCAACGAACAGCGCAAGGCTGAGCGTCAGCGCCAAATAACGGCCACCCCTTTTCGTGGCAGCGGCTCACCGTCCAATCCAGACGATGAAGCGGTGCCGAGTCAAGACGGGCAGCCGGGCAGGCTCAATAAAGACTTCTTCGCGAACGCCAAGGCGCAAGGCTGGTGGAGTCTACGAACGCGCTTTCAGAAAACATACCGCGCAGTGGTCGAAGGCATGGCCTATGACCCTGACGACATCATTTCCATATCCGGATCCATCGAGAAGCGCAGCAAGCTCATTTCTGAACTTTCGCAGCCTACCTACTCCATCAATGGCGTGGGCAAGGTCGTCGTCGATAAGAAACCGGATGGAACGAAATCCCCTAACTTGGCCGATAGCGTGATGATCGCTTACGCGCCGATGGAAGTAACTGCTATGGATATCTGGGACTTGCTGGCAAGAGGTAAAAATGGCTCGTAAACACCGCTCAAATACAAAGCAGTCAGCAAAGCCAAAGCAGCAGACCATCGATGGTTACGACAACTTCATGTCTCGCCTTGGCTTGCAGACGGGAAACCTTAGCGCCCACGGTACGTACTCGCCTAACTTCACATCGCGTAACCGCGTGCTGCTGGAGTTTGCCTACCGCTCATCGTGGATTGTTGGCGCGGCGGTGGACACCATCGCAGACGACATGACGCGCAAAGGCGTAAGCATCACTTCGCAGATGGACCACAAGGCTAAAAGCCGACTGACTGGACGCTGGGAAGAGTTATCTCTTTGGGATGCTCTGAGTGACACCATTAAGTGGTCTCGTTTATATGGTGGCGCTGTGGGCGTCATTATGATTGACGGTCAGGACATGACCACGCCGCTGAGAATGGAAACCATCGGACGCGATCAATTTAAGGGGCTGCTGGTTCTTGACCGCTGGATGCTGAATCAGACCATCACCGAAACCATCGACCAACTCGGGCCGGATCTTGGCAAGCCAAAGTTTTATCAGGTTGTGGCTGCACAGCCGGGAATCCCTGCGTGGAAGATTCACCACACGCGGCTTATCCGAATGGATGGTGTCGGGCTGCCGTACCAGCAAGCCTACACCGAGAACGGCTGGGGAATGTCTGTAGTTGAGCGCTTATATGACCGAATCATGGCATTCGATAGTGCCTCAACTGGCGCAGCCCAGCTGGTGAATAAGGCCCACTTGCGCACGTACAGCATCGAGAAGCTACGTGAAATATTAGGCTTTGGTGGCGAGCGCGAAGCCGCGCTTATGAAGCACATAGACATGATCCGTCTGTTCCAGTCCATTGAGGGCATGACGCTCATGGATAAAAGCGATGAGTTTGCGACGCACTCTTATTCGTTTGCTGGTCTTTCGGATGTCATTTCGCAGTTCGGTGAGCAGATATCTGGTGCGACGGGGATCCCTCTTGTCAGGCTATTTGGTCAGTCTCCAGCCGGATTCTCGGGTGGTGACGCTGACTTGGCTAATTATTATGACAATGTGGGTTCTCAGCAGGAGCGCCGGACACGCAAACCTATTCGCCGCTTATTTGAGATTTTACACCGCTCTGAATTCGGCACACCACTGCCTGAAGACTTCGATTTCGAATTCAATCCACTTTGGCAGATGTCAGACATTGACCGCTCCACGGTGGCATCCAATACCGTTGGTTCAATCAGCAAGGCCGTAGAGAGCGGAATTATGCCGCCGCATACGGGCATGGCTGAACTTCGTGACACGTCACGGGTAACAGGCATTGGCTCAAACATCACTGACAAGGATATTGAAGATGCGAAGTCGCAGTGGGAGGAGTCTGAATCTGAAACCGGCTCTGCGCCGGCGTTCAGAAATTCAGTATCAGAAAAGCCTACTGGGGATAGTCAGCCAAATAAACGAAATCGTAACTGGCTCTTACGATGGTTCCCAGGCTAGCGCCGATACCGTAGCCAGCCATCTCCTCGATTACTCTCACGTTATCAATGACTGGTCTACTCAGGTCGCGCAGAAGATGTTTCTGCAAGTTGAGAGCGAAGAGTGGAATCAGTGGCGCTCGGTATCACAACAAATATCCGAGGGGCTGCGTGACGTTGTCGGCAACACGCCGGTTGGTCTTGTTGCGCAGGACATCGTTTACCGCCAAGTTCAAATGATGCGGTCGCTTCCCCTTGAGGCGGCTGGCCGTGTCAAAGACATTCAGGACCGTGCTATTCAGGCGGTCATTAATGGCGAGCGTCCTGAAGATCTGTACAACATGATCATGCAGTCAGGCGATGTTGCGGCCAGCCGCGCGAGGATGATTGCCCGGACCGAAATTGGACGCGCTACTGGTGCACTCACCGAGGCTCGGGCGGTCTCGGTTGGCTCTGAGGGCTATTGGTGGCGCATTGAGGGAGCGGGTACGCGTCCATCTCATAAAAAAATGCGGGACAAGTTCGTTTATTGGCATAGCCCGCCAACGCTCGACGGCATGACCGGCCACGCCGGCTGCTTGCCTAATTGCAAATGCTGGTCTGAGGTTCAGATCCCCTCCCCAAGAAAATAACAGGCCGCCGTCGAGCGGCTTTTTTAATGCCCGCAATTCAGCAGGTGACCAATGAAATACTTCTTCACGACCCGAATTGGGCCGAACCGTTACGAGATGGGGGACGGCTCACTTTTATGCAAAGACGTCCCTATTGCTCGAACGGGAACGCAGGTCTATCTCGCTGATGATTTACCAGAGATTGAACCAGATGATGACGGCGAGATTGTCGTAACTCGAACGCCTGAAGAGGTGTTCAGCCCTGAAGCCCTAGCATCCTTCGAAGGTATGAGCGTGGTCATTCTCCACCCAGAGGATGAGCAGGGAAACATCAAGTTTGTTGACCCAAAAAACTGGCGACAGCTGGCAATTGGTCACGTTACCAACGTCCGTCGCGGGAAGGGTGAGCAAGCAGATCTGGTGCTGGCTGATTTGGTTATCAAAGACCAGATGGGCATTCAGGCGGTTCTTGACGGGCTAAGGCAGGTCTCATGCGGCTACGACGCTGAATATGAGCAGACCTCGCCGGGAAAAGCCAATCAGTACCAGATTAGAGGTAATCACACCGCGCTTGTTCCGAACGGGCGGGCCGGTATTCGCTGTTCTATTGGAGATAGTAAAAGTATGGCAAGTAAAGCTAAGCAGTGGTTAGCCAGCCTTAAGAAGGCGGTGAAAACCAAAGATTCAGCGGCTACCGAAGAGCTGATGGATAACGTGCCGGAGAACCTTACCGGTGACGACGATGACACTATCCCTACGGTGGTGGTGAAAATCGAAGGCCCGGACGCTGTAACCCCTCCCTCCGAGCAATCCAGTCAACCAACTGATGATGAAAATGACTTGGGCACTCGCCTGAGTGCATTGGAAGCAACCGTTCAGGCGCTGGTGGCAAAACTCACCCCTGCAACCGGCGATGCCGAGTCGGAAGAAGAGAAAACGGAAGAGAAAAAGATGACCGGCGACGCAGGTTATCAGCAGGACGTGCTCTCTCGCGCCGAATTAATTATGCCGGGCTTCTCTCTGCCTGATGGCTCAAAAATGGGGACCATCAAGCGTCAGGTGCTTAGTGCTGCATTTAAAACAGCGGACGGGCGCAAGCTGATCGAACCTCTGGCCGGAAAGAATACCGACTTCGACAAAATCCACATGACGACGGTCGACAGCATTTTTAACGGTGCGGCTGAGCTGGCGAAAAGCCGAAACAACGGCCTGCAAGGCCTTGCGGCATTTAGCGCAAACGCCAATTCTACAGACGTTGCAGCGCTGAACAACACCAACAAAGATTTCTGGAACAACAAGAAAGGGGCCAAATAATGACCGGTAAATCAATTCTCTTTACGCCTGATTTTGGCTACGCAGGGGCGCTGACCCGCCCAAATCATTCGACCGTTGAGCCGGTAGTAATGGATACGTCAAATCCATTCACCGCTGACGGGCTGGCCGGGAAAAAAGTCGGCGGTAAATTTATTCCATTGGCCGCCGGTGATGAAGCCGCTGATCTCTACGGTATCCGCGTTCGTTCATTCCCGTTCACTTCAGACAGCGATTTGGCTCGCCAACTGACTGGCACCTACAACCACACTGGCGACGCGCTGGTGCGTGGATACATTGCCGTCAAGGTGAATGCAGGGACTGTGGCTGATAACGGGGCGGTCTACATTCGCGTGGGTGCTGGCACTCCAACGCAGCCTATCGGTGGCTTTGAGGCGCAAGCGGATGCCACTCCGGCCAATACCGTGCTTATCACTAACGCACGCTTTCTCGGCACTACCGATGCAAACGGCATCGCTGAACTCGCCTTCAATATTTAAGGAATGCACACACTATGATCACCTACGACCGACAGACCATCGATAACTCCGGTGCGTTCCTGCTGGGCCAGTTAGAGCGCTTCGACCCGACACTGAACCTGCCGTTACTCGCTTACACTTGGAGCCGCGACGTTGACTTGCGTGAAGACGTTTCAATCGCTGACGAGATGTCCAGCTTCTCTAACAGCAGCTTTTCCGCGCCAAGCTCCGTGGGTAACGACGGGGAATCGTGGATCAGCAACAGCACCAACGTAATTGCTGGTATCGATCTGGATATTCAGAAAACAACCTTGCCGCTTACTCCATGGTCACGCCAGCTTTCGTGGACGGTCTTCGAACTGGCGTCTGCGTTGCAGTTGGGCCGACCGATTGACTCTCAGAAGCTGGACGCAATGAATCAGGTTTATCAATTGAACGTTGACCGTCAGGTTTACGTTGGCAGCGATATTCTGAAGGTGAAGGGTTTGCTTAATCAGTCTGGCGTCACCACCATCAACGCGACCAAAACGTGGGCAAACAGCACCCCTGACGAAATTCGCGCCTCTATCGATGATGGGCTGACAACCGCATGGAAACAGACTGGCCGCGCTGTTGTACCTGATTCGCTGCGTCTGCCGCCAGATCAGTACGCACAGCTGGTAAGCACCATTGTTTCCTCCGCTGGTAACCGCTCACTGCTTGATTACCTGAACGAGAACACCATTGCATATAAGCAAAATGGTAAGCCTCTCGACATTCAGCCAATCAAGTGGCTGGAAGCAGGTGGCGTGACGAATGCGAACCGCATGATGTTCTACACCAAAGACCGCAAATTCGTGCAGTTCCCGCTGGTGCCGTTGCAGCGTACCCCGATGGAATACCGTGACCTGCGTCAGTTGGTGACCTACTACAGTAAAGTGGGCGCGGTTGAGCTGCGTTATACCGACACCATGCTGTATGTCGATGGCATTTAACTGACCACCAGACAAGCCCCGCAAGGGGCTTAAAGGACTCTGCAATGAAGAAAATTCGCGTTCATACGCCCTTTACTTTCAACAATCCTGACTACACAAAAACAACCTTCGCGCCCGGCATCCACAACGTCAAAAACGAAGTCGCCGAGCATTGGTTCACTCTCCGCCACGCAGAGCCGGTAGATAAACCGGAAGCGTCAGATGATGACGAACTGGAGGCCCAGATCGGCAGCTTTAAGACGCAGATTGCTGACCTGACGGCGAAAAATGATGACCTAACCGCACAGGTTACCGCTGCCGCCGAGGGGTTGCTGGAACGCAATACCCTCATTGGTGAGAAAGACCAGCAGATTGCTGACCTGACGGCGCAGATCGCTGCTTTATCGGAGAAAGCTGATGGAGCCAAAAAATAGCAATCTCCCGACCGTAGCCCAGTTCCGCAATGACTTTCCCCAGTTTGCCAGCGCAACAACGTTTCCTGATGCACAAATCCAGTTCCGTCTCGGTCTTGCTGACATCCAGCTTGACCAGAATCGGCTCGGCTCAATGTTTGTGTACATGGTTGAGTTGTTCGTAGCGCATTACCTGTATCTCTACGCTGCCGATAGCCGCTCATCATCGGTTGGTGGCGCTGGTGGGAGTAACAGTGGCATTCAGACCTCTAAGTCGATCGATAAAGTCAGCGTGAGTTATGACACGTCCGCCACGTTAAACCCGGACGCAGGCTTTTGGAACAATTCGCGCTACGGATCTGAGTTTTATCAAACGTTAATCATGTTTGGTGCCGGGGGGCGTCAGCTATGAAAAGCGGGCTGACGGTCAGGGCTGATAATGCGTCTTCTATCCTCGAGGCGCTTAAAAAGCTGAGCAAGACGGATGTGCTGGTGGGCATTCCCGCTGATAAAGCGGTTCGCGAAGATGGCGAAAAGCTCAACAACGCGGAAATAGGCTATTTGCAGTCTACCGGCGCGACCATCCAGATTGGCGGCACCACAGTAACGCTACCGCCTCGGCCATTCCTTGAGATGGGTATCGATAATACGAAGCCTCGCACAACCGAGCACTTGAAGGCTGCCGCTATCGCTGCGCTGGAAGGTAATACAGATGCGGCAAAGCGAGAACTCGAAAGCGCCGGACAGATCGCCCGCGATGGCGCTAAGTCCGTAATTTCCTCCGGTGACCAACTTCATCCCCTGTCAGACAAAACCAAAGAGAGACGGCGCGCCCAAGGCATACCAGGCGATAAGCCACTTTATGCGCGAGGCTATCTCCTTCGGTCGATCACGTATGTGGTAAGGAGTAAATAATGCCCTTTCTGGATGTCTCTGAAGTTCTGCTGGACCCTGATTTCGTGGATACGTCGTTAGTCTGCCGTCGTCAAACCCAAACCACGGATGAAGATAACTTTCCGATCAATACAGAGCAGGCAATACCGTTTTCCGGTGTGGTGACCATTGACCGTTCACTGGAGGCCAAGCGTATGGCTGCTGGTCAGAACATCAACGGTGCGATCCTCATCGTGACGCAATTCAGGCTAACGCAGGGGATTAAAGCCAGTAACGGCGGCCCAAATCTCGACGCGGACCTTGTGGCCTATGACGGCGGCCTGTATCGGGTGACGTTTGTTGATCCTTACACCCGTTACGGAGCGGGGTTTGTTCAGGCTCATTGTGAACTCATGGAGCCGGGAGGTGGTTGAGTGAGTAATGACAGCACTTCTGCCGGTTATCTCACCCCCACAGGTTCGGAACCAGCCTATGACGAAGAGCTTGAGCGCCTCATAAGTCGCTGGATACGCGGCGTGACTGGGATGGATAAGAGCGTGGTTTTCCCGCGCTGGACTGATCCGCAAATCCAGATACCTGCGAACGGCACGACATGGTGCGCATTTGGCATTACCGCCATCCCTGACGGGGATAGTCCTGCTGATATCCAGCTCGAGGATGGTGCTGAACAGTGGACGCATGAAACTATCGAAGTTTTGTGCTGCTTCTATGGCCCGCAGGGAATGTCGACTGCCACGCTTTTTCGTAGCGGCTTGCTCGTTTCACAAAATAACGCCCGACTAAATGAATCCGGTCTAACGCTCCAGCAGTGTGGCCGCATTTATAACCTCCCTGAACTCATCAATAACCAGTGGGTTCGCCGCTACGACCTAAGCATCCAACTGCGCCGAAAAGTTATTCGAACCTACGGCATCAAAACGCTGGTGGAAGCGCCAGTCATATTCTTCGGAGATTAAACCATGCCACAGGGCTTACCTGTTTCTAATGTCGTCCAAGTGGACGTCATCATGTCGCCGACGGCGGCAACGGGGCGCAACTTCGGCGCTCTGCTGATCCTCGGCTCGTCCGAGGTTATTCCAGTCTCTGAGCGCATTCGCCTGTACGCCAGCGCTGAGGATATCGGTACCGACTTCGGCATCACCAGCGAAGAATACAAAGCGGCAACCGTCTTCTTCTCTCAGAAGCCTGCGCCGACGCAGGTTTACGTTGGCCGTTGGGCCAAGACGATCGCCACGGCCGAGACGGGGACGCCTGAAACGCTCTTGCAGGCTGTTAACGCTGCTTTGCAGTTCACCAACTGGTACGGGCTAGGCGTTGCTGATTCTGCTGCGCTGCTGGATGCTGATGTGCTTTCTGTAGCGACTGCCATTGAGTCGGCGAGCGTTTCCCGTATTTTTGCGGTCACCACCCAAGACCCGAATACGTTGGTAGCGGCGACCACGACCGATCTGGCGTCGAAGCTAAAGACGGGGAGCTATGGACGCACGTTCTGCCAGTATTCCTCATCCAGCAAATATGCCGCGCTGTCGGCGTTCGGACGTGCGTTTACCGTGAACTTCAACGGCAACAACACCACCATCACGCTGAAATTCAAGCAAGAGCCGACGGTAACCTACGAAACGCTGACCGTCGCACAGGCTGATGCCATTGACGCGAAGGATGCCAACGTCTTCGTTTACTACCAGAACGACACGGCAATCATTCAGCAGGGCGTGATGTCTAACGGCGATTTCTTCGATGAGCGCCATGGCCTCGACTGGCTGCAAAACTTCGTCCAGACCAACCTCTTTAACCTGCTTTATACCAGCACCACCAAGATCCCTCAGACCGAAGCGGGCGTCACTCGATTGCTGACCAACGTCGAGCAGTCGATGGATCAGGCCGTTTCTAACGGGCTGGTTGCGCCCGGCATCTGGAATGGTGGCCCGATTGGGCAAGTCAGTCCGGGCGATACGCTGACCAAAGGTTATTACGTTTACGCCAACCCGCTGGCAACGCAGGCGCAGGCAGACCGCGAGAAGCGCAAAGCCCCGGTTATTCAGGTGGCGTGCAAGCTTGCTGGCGCTGTTCACTTCGCAGACGTTCAAATCAACGTCGTTCGATAAGGATAAAAAATGGCAGCTTATTCTTTTATGGATGTCTCGGCATCCATGACCGGCCCGACCGGAATTATTGATTTGGGCTACGGTGCGCAGAACGCCGAAGAGGGAATCACCGTTGCGATGGCAGAAGCGAAGAACACCATGACCATCGGGTCTGACGGCGAAGTCATGCACAGTCTTCACGCTGGAAAGGCGGGGACCGTAACCATCACTCTGCTCAAAACCTCTCCGGTTAATAAAAAACTGTCTTTGGCCTATAACGCGCAAAGTCAGTCATCTGCCCTTTGGGGCAATAACGTCTTTGTCATCCGCAACTCGGCGTCTGGTGACGTAGTGACCATTCGCTCCGCAGCCTTCCAAAAGCAACCCGACTGGAATAACCCGAAAGTAGCTGGGACGGTCGCATGGGTGTTTGACGGCGGCAAAGTTGACGAACTGTTAGGGGAGTTCTAACCGATGGAATTCGAAATTAAGGGCGTGCAATACCGCATCACTAAGCTGAGCGTCTTCGACCAGTTCAAAGTCTCTCGCAAATTGCTGCCGGTGCTATCCGGCATGCTCTCTGATTTTCAGGCGATTAAAGGACTGGCCGCTAAAGGCGACGCGGCGACCATCATGGAAAAGGTGCTGCCGAAAATTGCCCAGTCGCTTTCTGATTTGAGCGACGACGACGCCAACGCGGTGATCTATCCCTGCTTAGCAGTCGCGCAACGCAAGCACAATAAAGGCTGGGTGCCAGTCTTTGCAGGTGGCGAACTGGCGTTTGACGATCTGGACATGCTCGGCATGTTGCAAATCGTGGGGCGCGTGGTGGGTGATTCGTTGGGAAATTTTTTGCGAGAACTCCCCGCGAAAGGAGCGGAGGAAGCGCCAGCGGATTAACCCTCGAGGTGTTGCCCGGCGGCGAGGACTGGCTGATGCGCCCCGTTAAGGCGGGGTACATCACTTACCCAAACCTGAAGGACGGCACGGTCGATCTCGCTGATATCGCCTTTATGAATGACTGCCTTGATTTGGACGCTGACAACGAGGCGCTGATAGAGCAGTGGAGAGCTGATAACGATGGATGCTGAAACTATTAAGGACTTCCTGATCAGCCTCGGTTTCCAAATCGATGATGCTGGTGCCAAGAAGTTCGACAGCGTAATTGCTGGCGTAACGGCGAACGTTTTTAAAATGGCTGCCGTGGTCGAAGGTGCCGCGCTGACGGTGACGGCGTTCACCGCCAAGATTGCCTCTGGTCTGGACGACCTGTACTGGGCGTCGCAGCGCACTGGCGCAACGGTCGCAGGCATCAAGGCAATCGGGTATGCAGCATCGCAAACCGGCTCCAGCGCGGCAGCTGCGCAAGGCTCGTTAGAAAACCTCTCCCGATTTATGCGCAACAATCCCGGCGCCGAAGGATTCTTGAATCGGTTGGGCGTCCAGACGCGGGACGCCAGCGGGAATATGCGCGACATGTCAGCCGTATTCTCTAGCGTCGGCCAGCAGCTCAGCAAGATGCCGTACTATCGCGCCAACCAGTACGCGCAGATGCTTGGCATTGATGAAAACACGTTGATGGCGATGCGCCGTGGGCTAACTGGCTTCACGGCTGAATACTCTGCCATGGCAAAGGCGATTGGCTTCAACGCCGATCAGGCAGCTGTGAGTTCTAACCGCTTCATGACCTCGCTGCGCGATTTCAGCGCGATGGCGGGCATGGCGCGGGATAAAATCGGCTCTAACCTCGCTGACGGTCTGGCGGGTTCAATCGACAACCTGCGCAAGCAAATCCTCGACAACTTCCCGAAAATCGAAGACACCATCACCCGCGGCGTGAAGGGCATCCTCTGGCTGGCTGACGCCATCGGGCGGGTAGTCTTCCGGCTGATTCAGGCGGCCGGTGATATTCGCCAGTGGTTTAACAACCTCGACAGCGGTACGCAGAAACTGATAGCTGCATTCGGTGGGTTGCTGGTGGCGTGGAAGCTGCTGAACAGCGCTTTCCTGACCTCGCCAATTGGCATGATCACCTTGCTTATTGGCTCGCTGGGGCTGCTCTACGACGACTATAAAACATGGAAAGAGGGCGGAAAAAGTCTAATCAACTGGGCGGAATGGGAGCCGGGCATCACCTCTGCGCTAAAGGGCATTGATCAGCTACTACAAAGCGTCAAAGGTCTGGCGAAAGAAGTTAGTGCGCTATTTGGCATCGATCCGAAGACGTGGACGGCGAAGTGGGAGTTGGACAGCCTGACTCATCAGTTTAGTGAGCTGGCGAAAATGCTGGATACCATCGCAAAACTGCTGAATGCCATTAAAGACGGGCGATGGTCTGATGCTGCGAATTTAACGAAGGATTTGTTAAAACAGGGTAGTGACCAGCCTGATGCCATGCCGGGCGTAACTAAAAGTGCCATGGAGACACGCAGCTGGCTATTGGATAAGTACAACTCGGCGAATGATGCGTTAAATAACATCTATTTCGGGATTAATAACAGCCTGAATGGATCTTATCTCGATGCAAATCATTCATTGAATAAGGTGCTGCCTAAATGGGCCGGCGGTTCAACGGATGAACCTGAGCAGCACGCTCAGTCAACACGCAAAATTAAAAACGCTGACTTGCCGGGTACGGTTGCCGGTCAGTTCAATGAAACTGTTGAACGCATTAAGGGCCAGAAATTCGCCGATAATTTCACGGATGCGCTGCTGCGTCTGGTAAATCTCGCCGCCGTTCAGACCAACACCTCCATCACTAACAGCACCATTCCTGAAGGCGTGACTGCGCCAAAACCAACAACGGCCGGTGCCGCGCTGCTGGGATGGCTTCAGCCAACATTCAGCAAGCTTGAGGCGCTGTATAAGCTGCCAGAGGGGCTACTGAAAAGCGTGGCCATCACTGAATCGGCGGGCGACCCTAACGCCGAGTCTGGCGCTGGCGCGCAGGGTTTGTTCCAAATCATGCCGAGGACAGGTAAGGATTTGGGGCTGCGTGGCAACGATGCGTTTGATCCGGTTAAGTCAGCGCAGGCGGCAGCCAAATACCTTGCTCAACTAATGAAGCAGAACGGAGGCGACCTTGATAAAACGCTGGCATCGTATAACTGGGGGATTGGCAACGTGCAGAAGTACGGCATGGCGCTGGCACCCAAGGAAACACGCCAGTACGTGCCAAAAGTGAAGAGCAATCTTCCGGGCAACACGCTGAACCAAGAAACGCACATCACAGTTTATGGCGCGACCGATCCGCGTGCTACGGCCAATGAGATAGGGCAACGCCAGTCCGTTGTTAACTCAAGGGCCACTCAGCAAATGAACAAAGGGCCGAGCTAATGGATATTCTTTCCGTACTTCTTCACCAGCGGTCCCGAAGGATCGGCCTTATCATTCCCGACGTGGTGATTTCTGAGAAGCATTCGGACACGCTGGAAATCACCGAGCATCCGCTTGAGGTACCGACCAATGCGGGGGATGGTTCTTCAGGGGCAGGGTTTACTTCCGACCATGCTTACCGGCGGCCCTCGGAGTTGGTGATGGATGTGGGGTTCTCTGGCGGCGGTTCTTTGCTAGACCCGAGCTTTTTGAATACAAGCTCTATCGGACTCTCCTTGGGTTTAAGTCCTAAGGAGGTTTACCAGAATCTGCTTGATTTACAGCGTAGCCGGCAGCCCTTTGATGTCGTCACCGGGAAGCGGCAGTACCAAAACATGCTTATCCGTAATTTGGATGTGACCACGGATAAGGAAAGTGAAAACGTCTTAATGGCGACGCTCACGCTCAGGGAGGTGATCATCACCAGAACGCAATCCATTAGCGTTGCCGATAAGGGCAGCATGAAGGAAGGCGTTAGCACGTCGCCCGTGCTGAATTCGGGCGTGAAAACCCCTAAGCCAGCTAACAGTTCAATACTGAGCAGCATCTTCGGAGGATAAGTGAATATTAACGAAATCCCCCTATCCCCTGACAACCAAACATTCAGCACCACCCTTGCTGGGCTAACGCTCACCATGCGCCTTGTGTGGCGTGAGGGTGTGGGCTGGGTTTTGGATTTGCTCGACAACAATGAGTCCGGAATAGTCACTGGCATCGCGCTGGTGAGCGGTGTTGATTTGCTCGAGCAGTACGAGCATCTCGCATTGGGCTTTAAGCTGGTGGTTGCCTGTGATGATGCGACTCAGGAGTACCCCACGAAAACCGATCTCGGCATCAACAGTCACCTATACGTTTTGACGGAGTAATTATGAGCCTTAACTGGATGCGCCATTTTGAGTTACAGCTTCTCGATGATGGTGGCAACGGCATTTCGCTGTCCGACCTGAAAGTGACTTTCGAAATTGAAAAAATGCCGAACACCATTTTTAACGGCTTCGTCGGCAACTTCAAAATTTACAACCTTTCCCCGGAGACGCAAAACCGGATTATGGGGAAGGAGTTTAAGCGCGTTCGCGTCATCGCGGGTTATGACGGCCTGAAGGATGCTGTTGGTAATTATCCTGACCAAAATATCGGCCTGATATTCAACGGTGATATTCGCTTCACGATAGCCGGGAAAGAGAACATTACCGATTCGTGGGTGCTGCTCCAGTGCCTCGACAGCTGGGATGGGCATCTCAACGCTAGTGTAAAAACTACCGTGGCCGCCGGGTGGAAGTATTCTGACCTGTTCGATTTGGGCATGAAATCCTTCGAGCCTTACGGCATCACAACCGGAAGCATACCGGAAATGCCTGACACCGTTTTCCCGCGTGGCCGCGTGATTTTTCAGTCAACCAGCGTGCTAATGAACGATATCGCCCAAAAGTGCGGTGCTAACTGGTGGTACGAAAACAACCAGGTGAACATACTACCTCAAGGGAAGTACATTCATGAGGCTGTCGTGCTAAACGCGAATACCGGCCTTGTCGGCATGCCCCAGCAGACGATGGGCGCGGGCGTGAACGTGCGCTGCCTGATCAACCCAAACATCAAGCTTGGCGGCCTGATCCGCCTCGACCAGCACTCTGTGTATCGCGCGGCGCTGTCCAACGAGCAGATCGCTGGAACGCAGGGGGCCGGCGGCCAACTGGGTGAAACGGAAACGGACGGCAACCTTTCAGTAGGTGGTCTAGTTGGCTCACAACCTGCATCGATCAATACCGATGGTGATTACATCGTAGGCAGCATCAACTATACTGGGGACACTCGCGGGCAAGCCTGGTATATGGACCTGCTGTGTCTCGCTAAAGGAGCTGCTGAATTGCAGAGTTTCAATACACTCAGTAAGGTTGGATGATGAAAACCATCAGTGCGTTACTTCTCTCCGCGCTTTTAACTCCTATAGCTGCTTTGGCTGCTACTCAATGCGGGCCATTTCATATTGAAGCTGCGCATGATGGTTTCATGCATATTAACGGTCAAAAACCCGAAACTCAGAAGATGACCTTCTTAAAGCAAAAGGATGATTTCAATAACGTCATGATGCAATGGATGCTGCCGGATCCAAAGGTAGGTCGTTACTTGGGAATTGACTATGTTAAACGTGACAACAAAGCCATCCTTAACGTCGAAGTCGTCCGCACGAACATGAACCAACCGCGCGAATTCTGGTCATATGATTGTGTGAAGGTGAAGTGAGCCCTCTTGTTGTGCCACCCGCGCCACTCCCGCCTTAGCTTTTAGAAAAAATCGATTCTGCCATGCTGAATGAACGCGGAAAGCTTGAACTTTTCGTGCTCAGCTAATGAGCGATTCGATTAATTTTACTACTCATGCGAAAAGTGAACGTTTTTGAATGCCCTTTATGCGCGATAGGAAGCTCGTGGAGAGGCGCATTTCGAAACTGTGTGGTGGTATGCGTCAATTTGGCGCATTTTTGAGAGCGTTTTAGATGTGTTTTACATCATCTAAATTCAACCTAAAGTTGAAGAGTTACCTTTAAGGTAATACACTCTCTCTACACAATATGTGGTTTTAAATCATAAATATCCACTAAACCATTGTTTTCTTAATTAATTTATAGCTAGGCTATTTGAGGATAAAAGCATGAGTCACGCATTGAGAAAGGCTGAGCGTTTGCTTATACCGTCTCGTGACAAAAGCATCGTTGCAGCACCACGAGCGGCATGTGGGGAAGGTATCTCCCACAAAGATCAGGTCAAAAACGCTTTTGACTTTGGTTTTTCACGCTATGAAAAAGCAATGGAAGATCTTTCAAAGGTGTAAATAGACGCCTATGGCTGAGTTAGTAGAAGGGATAAACTACCTATCTGTTGATGACATAATTGACATTAATAGAGCGCTTATTGAAGCTCAAACACCTAATGAGCCCATCCAAGTTATTAATCCTGGTGGGCTCGGATCTTCGCAAGCTCGGCCAAGCCAAATCAAATACTACGAGCAGACAGTTGATATGTTCTTCCTGTCTGCCGCCCTCATAGAAAGCCTGATTCAAAATCACGCATTTGCAAACGCAAATAAACGAACTGCAATGATGGCAGGTTACGTATTTCTTTTGCTTAATGGATATGAGTTAACAGCGCCCAGTGACGATGTTGTAGTGATGGCTGAAGGGCTTGCTTGTAAAGAATACACCTGTAAAGAATTAGAAGATTGGCTTTGTTATTGGTCTCGGCCATACGACGCAAGGAATCTTTGTCATCCTCCTGCCGAGCCTGTAATAACCTATATAAGACAAACGATAACAACGCTAAAAGTTTTATAACATATCTATCAACCAACCCGCTTCGGCGGGTTTATGATTTGTAGTCCTATCAAACCCGCCTTGTGCGGGTTTTTTTATGTCCGGAGAAAAGTATGCCAGTACCGCTTAATTCCCAGCTCGGCAGTGAGCAGCATCTTGATACCGCACTGGGTAAAGAAATCATGAGCACTCTGCGCGTCGCGATGCCCGGCATCATTCAATCATTCGACCCTGTTACGGTGACGTGCGTCGTTCAGCCAGCTCTAAAGGGAGCGGATACTGACAGTGCCGGGAACCCAGTTTCACTCGATTTGGCGCTGCTGGTTGACGTGCCGGTGGTGTTCCAGCGCGGCGGCGGCGTCACGCTGACTTTTCCGGTTAAGGCAGGAGATGAGTGCCTAGTCATTTTCGCTGACCGTTGCATCGATTTCTGGTGGCAGAACGGCGGCGTGCAAGAGCCGGTTGATTCTCGCCAGCATGCCTTATCGGATGCGTTCGCTATTGTCGGCCCTCAGTCGCAGGCAAAGAAGATCACCGGCATCAGCATGACAGGCGCGCAGCTGCGTACCGATGATGGGGCGGCGTTCGTTGAAGTGTCAGCGGGCCACGACATTACTGTTAAAACGCACGGCAAGCTGATCGCCAGCGCGGAAGGCGGTACCGAAATTACATCGCCAACCATTGTGCTTAATGGCGCTGTGACGATAAACGGCACGCTTAGCCAAGGCATGGGCGCAAGTGGCGGCGGCGCGACGATGCTGGGGCCAATCAGTGTAACCAACGACGTGACCGCAGCGGGCAAGAGCCTCCAGAATCACGTTCACGGCGGCGTGCAGACGGGCGGTGGCCAGACGGGGAAACCGGTATGAGATATCGACGCGAAGATGCTGACGGTGATTATACGTTCGGGCAGGGTGATAACACCTTTTTGGTTAACTCGCCGGAGACAGTGGCGCAGGCCGTTAAAACGCGATTTATGCTTTGGCGTGGACAGTGGTTTCTCGACCAGACAAGCGGCACGCCGTGGATCCAATCGGTTCTCGGCAAGCAGCCGCCGGACGTCTACAACCTTGCCATCCGTCAGCGCATACTTCAAACGCAGGGCGTCAGTTCCATAATCAGCTTCGACACGGCCGTAGACGGCAAAACGCGGCGCGTTTCATTTACGGCAACCATAGACACCATCTACGGAGCAACGACCTTCACAAGCGAGGCATAATGCTTAATCTCGATACGCTGGGGCTGTCCGCCACCGTGACCGCCTCCGGGATCAGTGCGCCCGACTACCAGACAATCCTCTCGACTATCACCAGCTACTTTCAGCAGATTTACGGCACTGATGCCTATATCGACCCAGACAGCAAAGACGGACAGATGATCGCTCTGTATGCGCTGGGCATTCATGACGCCAATAACGCCATGATCACAGTATATAACTCATTCTCTCCGGCAACGGCGCAAAGCGGCGCATTGAGTAGCAACGTTAAAATCAACGGTATCACGCGGCAGGTGGCAACGAAATCCACGGTTGATTTAGTTATTACTGGATCGCCAGGCACGTTAATTACGGCCGGTACAGTTCGTGATGCGAATGGCGGGTTATGGGACTTGCCTGTGAACGCCAACATTGATGTTTCGGGAACGATGACGGTAACGGCAACCAGCCGCCAAGGCGGCGCCGTTGCGGCACTGGCCGGAACTGTAAATCAGATAGCTACGCCGACGCGTGGGTGGTTCACGGCCACTAACCCGCTGGCAGCCACGCCAGGCAGCAACGCTGAAACGGACTTGCAACTGCGCCAACGTCAGGAGAGGAGTACTGCCCTGCCTTCACAGACAACACTGGATGGTATCGATGGCGCGCTCTTTGAAGTGAATGGCGTAACCCGCGTGCGCATCTACGAGAATGATACCGACGTGGTTGATAGCAATGGGCTAACGCCTCATTCAATAAGCTGTGTGGTAGACGGTGGCGATTCCAACGAAATAGCCACGGTAATATCGAAAAAGAAAGATCAGGGTACGGCAACTTTCGGTACCACCTCTATTTCATTAACAGGGAAGTATGGCGAGCCAAAAACAATAAAATTCTCTCGCCCAGTTATTGTCGGCGTTTTCGTTAATATCAGTCTGACTGTATATGCCGGATATACCACGGCAATAGCCGACGCAATTAAGGCTGAGGTGTCAAAATATATTAACTCATTGCGTATTGGGGATAATGTCCTTGTTAGCCGTGTTTACTCTCCCGCCAACCTCGGCGTGATGTCTGGCGGAGATAGTCGCTATTACGATATTAATTCTCTAACCATTGGTAGGTCGGCGGAAGGGACTGCCGCATCAAATATCGTAATTGCTTATAACGAGGCTGCAAGCGGTGACATAGCTAATATCAATATCACGGTGGAATGATGAGTAAATACACTGATTTGATAACTAATTACCACGCTTTAAAACCTCTCTACTTTCAGCATATTGATTTAATTACCCGCCCTTTTACCGATATATCAACGGCATTAAGCAGAATGCTTACTCAGTTTGATTTAGATAAAGCCGGTGGGCATCAGCTCGACATTATTGGCATTTGGATTGGCAGGCCAAGAACTGTTTCATCACCGATATCCAACGTCTATTTTGCGTGGGATACGGATGGCGTCGGGTTTGATCAGGGGAGCTGGCAGGGGCCGCATGACCCTGATAATGGCTACACCTCGCTGGGTGATGACACCTACCGATTGGTGTTAAAAGCTCAAATAGCGATTAATAGATGGGATGGGACCGTCGGCGGTCTTGAGGATTTGCTTGATGTGATTTTTGCGGGAACGGGAATAGAGATGCAGGTTATCGATAATCAAGATATGTCGATAACCATCAATGCAATCGCGCTCAACGGATTAAAAAACACCTCAGCCGAATTAATAGAAGTCATTAAGTCAGGTGAATTAACCGTTAAGGCCGCTGGCGTGCGAGTAAAGGGCCTGAATATCGTGGACCCGCAGCACCCAGTTTTCGGTTTTGATATTAACAGTATTGCAACGTCCGGTTTTGATACCGGCTATTGGAGTTAGAATGCCAACGAATGATTTTAAGCCCTTTGCAGTAGCAGCTGGCGCTAACGTTCTTAGTCAAGCGGATTACAGTGCCTTGGCTGCGCTGTCTACCGGATGGCAGAGCGGCGTAGCTAAATCTCCCGAAGTAAACAAAGCGATCCGGCAGGCTACGTTTATTGCCGCCGCAATTGCACAGTACGTTAGCGATAAAGCAGGCGTAGATGTGCTTGATGACGGCAATGTCGGTAACTTCGTGGCAAAGCTAGTATCGGCATTAAACCTAACATCTCAGCCGCTTGACGCTACTTTGACTGCAATTGCCGGGCTTGTTGGCGCAGCCAATAAACTTGCCTATTTCAACGGTACAGACAGCGCGACACTTACAGACTTCACCGACGTAGGGCGCGGGATCGTTGGGAAGGGAACTATAGCTGATGTGCTCACGTATCTTGGTGTCTCCCAAGCCTTGGATTTGAGACAGCCTGTAAATGCCACGCTGACTGCCTTCGCGCAGTTAGACGGCCAGCCGGGAAATAGCGCCGATAATATCCCTTATTTTTCTGGTAAAAATGCAGTAACTACCACAGTGCTAACGGCATTCATGCGGAGCATGTTCGGCAAGGCTGATGCTTCGAGCGTCCTTTCGCTCCTCGGCGTTCCAGATTTATTAAACGACAGGCAGCCAATTAACGCCACGCTAACTGCATTTGCACAGTTGGATGGTCAGCCTGGTAATGCCGCAGATAACCTCCCATATTTTTCAGCGAAAAACACGGTGATCACCACTGCCTTAACCGCGTTTATGAGAAGCATGCTGGCAAAAGCGAATGCTAGCGATGTGCTCTCACTTCTCGGAACCAAAACGGCTGCATTGCGCGACGTGGGTACGGGTACGAATCAGATCCCTGACATGAGCAGTTTTATTTTTTCAAACGCCACGCAGGGGTTTATGAAATATCCGGGCGGATTTATTGAGCAATGGTTTATAGCAACCATCCCTCAGGCACCATCTGCAACCGTGAATGGAACGATCGATGTGCTCTTCCCAAATCCATTCCCCAATAAGTGTTACGGGTTAAACGTTAACTATGCAGGCACCAGCGCAACGCGTGATGGCACCCCGTTTGTTTCAGGAATGGTGGTGGATAAGTTTGCTTGTCGGTTGGCCTCAACTTATCTGAATTCTGGTCTTGATGTATTTGTTCGCGCCGTGGGGTATTAATGATGAAATATTTTTGGTCAGCACTGAACAATTCTTTTTTGGCGGACCCTCTTCTTGTTGATTATCAAGATGCCGGTTGGAATTTGAGTGATATTAAAGAAGTCGACATCGAGGTGTTCAATGAATTCACTACCTTAATTCCTGATAAGGTCCGAGTGGTTGGGAACGATGGCATGCCTGCATGGGGGAGTCCGCCAGCGCCAACTCACGCGCAGAAAGTCGCAGCGGCAGAGCAGAAAAAAGAAAGCCTGCTGAGTCAGGCGACAGCAACGACCTCCGACTGGAGGACAGAACTGGCGCTAGGTGTTATTGATGATGCTGACAAGGAGAAGCTGGTAGAGTGGATGCAGTATATCAAAGCTGTAAAAGAGGTAGATACGGCAATCGCATCCGACATCGTTTGGCCCGCAGCGCCAGCCGAATAATTTTCTTTCCTTCCCGATCAGCAGTATACCGATTGTTATCAAATTCTGACTTCCCCCTCCGTAAAACTCATGATTATACTGTATGCATAAACAGTGTTTTCTGGAGTAATCATGAGTAGACGTTATGAGATTGACGCAGCATTCAAGGCTGCAATCAAAATCAGCGAGAAGGGGCGGCGCACGCTTGCTACTGAGGATTTCTGCGCTGAATTAGAAAAAGTGAATTGCTGCTGGGGATTAAGGGAGGCAAACCAGTGGATCGAGATGTATGTAAGCACATTCCGTGATGTTTCAGAAACAGATGGTGAGCGTCGTGTTTTCATGCTCTTCAATCCAAACGGAGGTTTTTGACATGGGCTTTCCATCTCCAGCAGCAGACTATGCAACCAACCGGTTGACACCCAACGACGCATGCCGCTGGTCTAATAATCCGGGCCAGTACCTCATGCGCTCCGCCGCCTCCAGCTGGCGCGCCGGTATCAAGAAAGACGCGCTACTGATAATCGACTCAGCCCGCAAGCCCTGTGACGGCAGTATTGTAGTTGCTGAGGTTTGCGGCGAGTTCATTCTGAAGCGCATGCGCTTTCATCCGACGCTATGCCTTGCGGACTTAGATCAGCCAGATGAGGTGACCTTGATTGATGGCGGAGACTGGGAGGGGGAAGATACGATGATTTTCGGCGTGGTGACTCACGTGATAAACGACGCCACGACTGAAGAGTTTGACGACAGTCCATTCATGTAA